TTTTATCAATCTTAAATGGTCATCTCCCTCATTAACTGGATCACCAGCTACTGGGTTTGAGCTATTTAAGTCTGATATATATGTTCCTGTTTCTAATCCCATGTGTTTCTCCTAACTCTTAGGGTTGTTATCTTTAACTGATTTAATATGTGTGTACCAAGAGCCTGTTTTAGCACTATCTCCTAGTTTCCCAGCATCAATATCTTTAAATAACATATCTAATTGATTTGCTATTGAGTCATAAAAATTACTACCAGTATCTCCTGTTCTTCCTAAAATATAAGCATTATCTATATACCATTGTTTAGTTGCTTGTATATCAGATAAGGTTTTAGCATCTTCTTCTCTAGTTGTAATTGTTCCTTTGTTATCTACTATTGCTACCATTACGACCTCTTAACTCCATAAATTGTCATATTAATTTTTGATGCACCTGTTCCACCTGCAAATAATAATTGAAATCCATTACAAGTGTTTGCTTGTGTATCATTAATATATCCATGCCCTATTGCTATTCTTGATGAGCCATTACTGCCCTCTCCACCAAGTTGATAAACAACTGATGGTGATATTTGTCCTTTAGAATCATTAGAATCTGAATCCCATCTACCACCAGCAGGATTATTAAAATACATAAAGCCACTCATTGGGTCTTTATCTCCCCCTTTTTGTTGCTCAACAAGAGTAAATTTATCTGCTGCTTCTGTGGTAATTCTTTTTTCTGACAAGTTGTATGTTATACCTAAAGTCGATTGTCTGTAATCTGATACTGTAATTGCAGAACCATCATCTAAAAATCTTAATTGTAAATCACCATCACCTTGTTGAGATATACCATGAATAATTACATAATAGTTATCATAATCAGAATCAAATCCTGTGTATGAATATGATGTGGTATTAGCAGATGCGTTATATTCATTAACTGCACTTAATACTTCAAGTCCACCACCACCACCTGCTGCTGCTGCCCATTTAACACCAGTTGCTTCCGATGAATCTGCTGTTAATAAATAATTATTTGTGCCTACAGCTAATGCTTGTGGATTACCACTACCATCACCAATTAAAATCTTTCCTTTGGTAGATAAATCAACTGCTGTAAGAGCAGATGTTCCATTACCAATAATAACTCCGTTAGCTGTTAAACTAGTTGCTCCAGTACCACCACTACTAACAGCTAGTGTTGCTGATAGTCCTGCTGCTGTACCACTTGTATTCTGTGAACCTGCTGCATTTACTCCTGGTAAATCTATATTGCCTGTACCATCAAAAGATACACCACCAATATTTCTTGCAGTTGCTAAAGCTGTTGCTGTTGCTGCATTTCCAGTTGTAGAGCCTGATGTACCTGAAGTATTCCCTGTAACATTTCCTGTAATATCTCCAGCAAATCCTGTTGCAGTTAAAACTCCACTACTTGAATTAAATGCTAAATTAGAACCTGACTTAGGCCCTAAATCTCCTGTAGCAGCAGTTACAAATAAAGGAAAACAAGTAGTATCACTACTTTCATCTGCTACTGTAACATTTGTAGATGTAGTAGCTGTAGCACTATTTCCAGTACAACTTCCTGCACTTCCACTAGCATTTCCTGTAACATTTCCAGTTATATCACCTGCAAAGCCAGTAGCTGTTAAGACTCCTGAACTAGAATTAAAGGCAAGATTGCTTCCTGATTTAGGAGCTAAATCGCCTGTTGCTGCTGTTACAAAAACAGGAAAGCATGTTGTATCAGATGATTCATCTGCAACTGTTACATTTGTAGAAGTTGTTGCTGTAGCTGAGTTACCAGTACAAGAACCTGAACTACCTGATGTGTTTCCTGTTACATTTCCTGTTATATTTCCTGAAAATGTACCTGATAATACATCTGTATTTGAATTAAATGTTAAACCACTTGCTGTCTTTGGTCCTAAATCTCCAGTTGCTGCTGTTACGAATAAAGGAAAACAACTTGTGTCAGTAGATTCATCAGCTACTGTAATGTCAGTAGGGGTTGAAGCTGGTATTGCTGCCCACTTTATTCCAGTTCCTTCGCTACTATCAGCAGTTAATACATGATTATTAGAACCTACTGTTAAAGCTGATGGATTTCCTGATCCATCTCCTATTAAAATCTTACCTTTAGTGGATAAATCTACAGCAGTTATTGCTGAAGTACCATTACCAATTAACACACCATTAGCTGTTAAAGTTGATGCTCCTGTTCCACCATGAGCTACTGCTACATCTGTAGCTTCCCAAGTTCCTGATGCTATAGTTCCTGTTGTAACTATTGAACTAGAACCAGCTACTGGAGAAAAATAAGTTTTCATGGTGTCCATTCCAACTTTCTTTAAAGTTCCAGCATCTGAATATAATAATTCATCAGCATCTGCTAAACCTGATGAAATCTCAGTTTGACCTGAAATTACATTATCATTCAACATACTGCCTTCTACAGCATCTGCTTGTATAGTTGCAGCACCATTAGTTGCTATAGCTATATCGCCTGATATAACTACAGGGTTAAAATTAGTTCCATCTGCTATTAAAGCTGCACCACTTGTATTTGTTCCCATAAACAGATCATCACCTGATATGGTTAAATCCCCACCTATGGTTGCATTACCTGATGTGGTTAATGTACCTGATGAAGTTAAACTTGTTGCTGTCGTTGCAGGTAAATTAGCTGCAATATTAGATAAAGTAACACCATAGTTAGCACTATCGTATGCTATTGCAAATACTGATGCACTATTAGGTGTGCTTGTAGTTGTTAAATCTGAAAATTTCTTAGTTGCCATCTATTGTACTGTCCAAGTTGTTGTTGCTACTGCTGGAATGTCTTGCCAATCATCAGGAGCTATTGCTTTGTTATCTTCTTGTTGGAATAAAACTCCATCTTCATCTGCTAACAAATAAATATTATCTTCGGTTTCAAAATAACCTTGTGATACATCACTTACATTAGTCCAAGATGTAGAACTCGTACTTGTTTCTGTCCAAGTAGTCATTAATATAATCCATAATCAATTCTTGTTACAGGTGCTGTACCTGAATGTCTATCTCTTTCGTTGGATTTTATAATATCATCTTTTGCTCTATCATATAATCCTGCCCAAGTTTGTAATCTTTTATCATTTTGTAAATAAGGTTCTGCTTCAACTAATGCTCCATATAAATAAACATCAGGGTGATGTGTAAGCATATCGTTAGTTGTGTTTGAATCTGATAAAGCTGTAAAATGTTTATAATAAGCTATTTCTATTTCATAAACACCATCAGGTATTGGTCTTATTTGTATAGTATTACCTTTAATTGAATAGGCTTTTGGTTTACCTGTGCTACTCCCAGCTTGTAATCTGTCCATTATCTCAGGGGTTAAGTATTCTAAAGGAGTTTTAGGATCAGAATTTAATTTAATATTACGCATAGCCACATAATTATCAGGCAAAGTATAATATTCAGTATCAGCTATAGTATTAGCTGTAACCCTAGTTTCCATTCTTCTGATTTTAAAATCTCTTTTATGTCTTGTTTCAGTTAAAGCAATAAAGTCAGGGATAATGTCTGTTAAATCACTTCTATCTAACCAATTTGCTACTGCTGTTTTTAATTCTGCGTATGTTGATATTGCCATTATTTTTCCTTAAAATTTTATTCTATATGTTCCTATAAGTTTATCTCTATCTGCATCTATTTCAAACCTAGAATCCTTGCTTATAGGTTTCACATATTTAAATCTAATATTTTTACGAAGATTCTCTAATGTTTTTGATTCACCCCTTCTAAAACGACCAAGGTCTGTATAATAAAAGTCTTTTAACTCATCATCATCAGACATTCTATTTCTTTTAAATTCATAATTAGGCATTATTTTTCCTTAAAATTTTAAGTTATTTTCTATTCCGTATATTTCGTAATCTGTCCAATCGAACTGTTGGTCCTCTTTTTATATCATCAGCTTGTTTATCCCTAGGTTTTTGTGGGCATGGAAAGTTTTCAGGAACACGACTTCCGTCCCAACAAGTTTTAAGTCGAACTCGTGGAGTCATTCTTTCTTTTTTAAATTCATATTTAGGCATTATATTATCCTCTTAGTTGTTTTCAAGTATCTATAATCAGGACTGTTTAATAATTTCCTGACTGCTTGTGCGTGGTCTTTATTATATAAATCCACACCAAATTTGTTTTTCC